ACCGAGAATGAATGACATACCGACAGCATTTCTGAAAAAATTGATTCGCAGTTTTCAAGGCAGATATCACATCCAATCAACATGGCGTGTAAAACAAAAACTCACTCACTTCGTCCTGTTGCTCTCTGCGTCAATTGCGGTCTTGAACCTGGCGATGGTGCGTGTCTCGCTTCATGGATTGATGGGACTGAAAAAGTCTTCTGCGACCATTCATGTATGTATCAAGAATGTAGGGAAAGGACAAAACCATTCATGGAGCGAGACATGAAAAGTCTTCAAAGGTTCTTGAAGAAACCCATTCCAGTTCTCGTTCATCGTTTCATTGGGTGTGAAATCTTGTACTATCGTGCGTGTCTCGCTCGGAAACCTCGTGCCGAAATTGAACGGATTCGGCAAGAGTACAAGAAGAGTCTTGTAAATTTGGTTGAATGGGGTCATCAAACTAAACAAGACAAGGTTGCGTTTGGATTTGGTGACCTCTTCCGAGAGGACGACGATGAACTCATCAACGCTTGGTCTGCTCCAAATTAATACATATACTATATACACCTATCTACATATAAACTACACTTTTTTTCAAACTAAATAAAAAATAAAATGGGTGTCTATATATAGAGTGTAGTTTTAATAGCATACATATACTATATGACCCCTAAAACTATAAAATGTGTGATTCATTTTGAAAAAATTGATTCAGCATTTGGCAGTCTGATTCATCATGAATCATGCCTACTCGTCTTTGGGTATCGTACAACTGCCAGGCGGTATATGACATTCCTGAAGGAATTAACTTGGACGATACGTCTCAAGTTAAATCTTATGAGAGCAAATACAATGTTCTAACCATTACACTTGTAGATGGAACTTCACTTGAAATTGAATCCCGAAAAGGTATCATTTATAATGTAGATGACCCTACCCACTATAGTGAAGAAGAAATAGACTCTGACGACGAGGACGACGAGATTAAGGACAATTCAGAGGAAGATTTTATGGAATGGATGACAGACTCTAACATGATGTGTATAAAACTAAACTACTTAGTTTATAAGGATAAACAGATTCAAGACCTTCTCAAGAAGAATGCCGAGCAACACAAACAAATCATGGAGTTGCTTCAAACGATTCATGGTTCCCAATAGATACATATACTATGGTGAGGATACTACACATAAACTATACACCCTTTTAAAAACCCTATTATATATAGAACTCCATTTTTTATTTTATTTATTTCTTTAAGGATACATATACTATAGTATTACTATTACATATATTATATGTCATTTATAAAAATAAAAGAAAATAGAAATACGATTCTATATATAGATTAGGGTTTTATAATGCTACATATAATATGGTATGTTGATTCATATAAAATGTGTAACGAATTAAAAAAAAAATTGATTTGGGTTTGACCTCATGACTCTTGTATCCAGTCATCATGACCTCTGTCTATGAAATCCCTTTGGAGAAGATGAGCGATTTTCTTACCCATGATTCATGTGCCAACTGCTGTGGGTCTCTTGCCAACTGTACGAGAGGTATTCAAGTAGGTGACAAAATCAAACCCTTCTGTGATGTCGCATGTCGTCGGCAATATGAACGTGACAAGTTCCGACCCATGTTAGAAAATGACCTTCAACAATTCCAACTTTTATTTCAATATTGTCCTCGCTATGCTTTCTCTAAAACTCTACTCTACAAATCTTTATTGGCACGGAAACCTCGTGCTGAAATTGAACGCCTTCTACAACTCTATAAAAAAATATGTGGCGAACTATGTGAAGAAGCAATGGAAAAAGAAATAGGTAGATTAGCATATCATTACGGTGAAAAATTCAAAGGAGCAGATACAGATTATGATGTACTCATTGAATGCTTTTCAGCACCTACTCTACATTGAATAGCGTCTTCTCATAAATTCTTACCTTTAATTCTGTAGTTGATTTCTTCATCAAGGTAGCGAGAATGAATGCCTCCTTCTCCTCCTTTGTCATTCGCTTTACTTTAGATTCTACATATATCTGCGTTTCTTCTCTATCCATTTTCATTGCCAGTTGAAACTCTGAATATTCATCTACTTCTGATTCCATGTCATGAATCTGTTTTTTCAGTTCATGAGTCTTGGACTTGATGTGCTGGGCGTAGCATCGCTTATCTCCTTTCCAGTCGCATATAATACACTCCATGATTGACATATATTATATGTTGATTCCAAATCAATTTTTTTTTAAGAGTATAGTTTGAGAACTTTATCATGATGGAGCGGATAGATGTGTGCTAATCCACCTTGGTCTTCTACCAGCAACTTTGTCATCTTGCCCCCTACCAATTCCTTTACTACCTTGTGTGCTTCAGGTGTAGTGTCTTTGATTAATTGCTTTGCCTTTTCATATTTTGGTTTTTCTTTCTCAATCTCCTTGCGTTGATGAAGTTCAGGTTGTGGCGTGGTTGTCTTTTGCTTGAATGGTTTCTTGTACGTTTTCTTCGCTTCTACCATTGCTTCTTTGTACGTAATGCCCTTCTCCTTCTGTACCTTTTTCACATGGTCTATCCACGCACTCATATACCTTCTCTACATAAAAAATAAGTAAAACCTCTACTCATTTTTCAAAAAATTGATTTGACTTAAATACATCTTTACTATTACAGAATGTCTGACCGCAACCTCTCGCTCAAAATCACCATGTATCCTGTTGAGGAACGTCCTGAAATCCTTGAACTTCGTCGTCAGAAAAAGTTGGAGCAGATGAGGCAGTATCGTCTTGCTAATCCTCACTACAAGGAGACCAAGAAAAAGTATCGTGAAGAACATGCCGAGGAGATTGTCGCCTACGCCAAAGAATACTACAACAAGAACAAGGACAAACGTAATGCCGATGCCAAGCAATACTACCTTGAAAACAAAGAGGCAATGTTGAAACAGAAATCAGAACAGCACACGTGTGCTTGTGGTTGCGTCATTCGCAGGAGTGATACTGCTCGGCATTTAAAAACTGCTAAACATGCCAAACATCTTTCCTTTAAGGCATCCGAGAACGTGGGGGCAACTCCCCCCCTGTAAGTTCAGGTGCGGTTACACTAGAACGACTACGAGGCGGTTCTGCCTCTAACATACCCCCTTTCATCTTTTTTTTTCGCATTGCTCGGAGTTTTGCCATGTGTTCCTTCATTTCAGGCGAACCTTTCATCATTTTCATACCACGACCAGCAGGATGTAGGGGATGCGTCACCGCCTTGGCAACCTTGCCAACCGATTGACGAACTTCTTTGGGAACAGCACTTTCGTACTTACCTTTCGCATCGTTATACATTTCTCGTGCCTTGGATACATTATCATGTACGGCATTTGAATGAAGGATTTCTCTTGCTCCTGCTTTTGCTAAATCCTTGACTGATGAATGTAGTGCCTTAGGAACCACACTTTTCATTTGTTCTTTCAAGTATCGCTTCGCACCCAATGCCCCTGCCTCCATGCCATTTCCCATGCCCCCCTCCATACCCAGCAAACCAAAACCTGTTTGCCTACGAGCATACGCCAAAGCATCTTTCCCCAGTTCGCCTACCGCTGGACGTAACGATTTGGGAACTGCTTTTTTATATGCTTTCTCTGCTCGTGGTTGAACTCGCCTTCCTATATACTTTGCCGACTGATTGCCTAAATCAGATACCGCAGGACGAAGAGATTTGGGAACAACCTTCTTGAAAGCATCTTGTAAATCATCTTTTAAAAGTCCGCCTGACAAAGCATGAACGTTTGATTGAGCGTTTGGGTGCCGAAAGTGTTGTTGCGTCGCTAACGCTGGGTGAAACGCCATATAATTACCTTTAGATTTTATTTGTGCGATTTCTTCTTCATCATCTGACCCTGTTGATGCCCCATCACTATCTCTATCATGTACTTCATTGATATCCATCATATCGCCACCAAACCCTAATCCAGCACCTTTTACACAATTTGGAACTTTTCTTCCACGCTTCATTTTCATTCCTATCATTTCGTATCCTTTCCAACAAGGGTCTTTAAAACCATCTCCTTGTCCTTGCGGTTTTTTTAACACGTTCAAATAAAATTCAGCACGTCGGCGTGTATGTCCTGTGTGTAAGTGCGGATACTTCAACACATGTTTCGCAAAGTCTTCTAATGTTCCTTTTTGTCCGCTACGTTTCCATTGTGCCGTGAATGTTCCCCATTTGATTTTATCAAACAATCCGCTTCCTTCATTGAATGGGTCTTCTGAATCCTGGAATTCACTTTCTGAACCATAACTTGCTTCTGTCAATGGACTTCCTACGTACTCTTGACTTTCCTGTCCCACCTCTTCCCCTAATGCCGACGCATAAAACCCTGACCTCCCACGTGGTTCTTCTTCTCTTGGACTTTCTTCCTCTTCTACAATTTCTTTGAACGTTTTTACTGCTGGTTCTTCTCCTCCCAAATTACTCATACCTGTTCGTAACTCTTCTTCTACTTCTGCTTTGTACGCTGGATTCAAATAACGACCATACAAAAACACAGCACCAAACACATCATTCAATCGCTGTTTATCCTTTCTTTCTTTTGCGTCTCGTAAAGCAATGGCAAGTAATCCTGCTTCATCTGTTCCTACTTCACCCAATGCTCTAATTGCTTCTTCTACATTTTTTTGTTTTTTTGAAAATTTACGAACTTCTTTTCCAGCATCATCTCCTATGGTAGATGCCGTTGGCAGTGTAGATATATCCTCTGCCTCTGCTTGAAACCTTACCACATCTCGTGGTGCTGGTACTGGAACAATCTCTTCTTCTTCCCTTGCTTCGTACAAAGGCATAGCATCTGTAATTGCCTTTTGTAGTTTATCCAATTGCTCTTGTGAAAACGTTGGCGAGATTTGAATATCTACTTTGGGTAATCCGTACAACTCTTTTATGTTTTGAACGTTGATAAAATCATCAAATGAATATGACCCTTGTTTAATACCACCTACGTCTTTAAGAACAGCAACCACATCTCCATCAAAGTAAATAGACACGTCTTTGATTTTAGGTTCTAACAATCTATATTCTATGTTTTCCCCACCTTCTGCCCTAGCACGTCCAGTTCGCTGATTTCGCTGTTGCTGAAAACGAATGATTCCCATCAAATACTCTTTGTAACCTTCCGCATTATCATGGATTAATTTACGTCCTTCTGCGGTTGCTTTTTCTTTATCCGTTCCCATATACACTTTAACAATGTCTTGTTTTCCGTATTTGATTTTAGGACGTGGCACTTCCAATCCTCGTGGAGATGTTCCACGTGATGAACGAGATTCTGCTGACGATACAGACCCTGAACGTCCTCGTGTCAATGCTACAGGCGGTGATGGTGGAGGCGGTGATGGTGCTGGTGCTGGTGGTGCTGGTGGTTCAGGTGTTGGAGGTGCTGGAGATGTCAGTGCTTGTTTTTGCTTTCCTTCTAAAAATTCAATCATGGTAGTAATGTTCGCATTGTGCTTTTTCCCATCAGGTCGGTTTCCTGAATATTGAGCGTATTTCTTTTGAATGTCTTTCAACTCTTTACCAGTTAGTTTTGCCAACTCTTCACGAGTCCAAACTGCTTGGCGTGGTGGGGATTGTGGTGGAGCAGATGGTAAATCCATAATGGGTGCTGATTGTTCCTCCTCCAATAAATCGTCCGCATCTTCTTGTAACACTGCTTCCACTTCAGGTCTTGCTGGGGACAATGCTCGTTGTACCTCACGAATCGCTTGTTCTGCTTCACGCACCGCACTTGTTTGTTCTTTATAACTTTTTAAATCGCTTGGACTTATAGGTGTGCCTTGCGAAACGAGCGACTTATCATCGTCTTCAAATTCAACGCCCCCTTCACGACCCTGTTCTATCAACACCGCTCCTGTTCGTGGATTCACTGCTTCCAATATTCCAAAATGTCTATCACGTGGCGATAATCCACCTGCCGTTCTTACAATCACTTCACGCTGTCCTTTGGGGATACCAATGTCTTTCAGTAGCGGATTATTACGTAATTGTGCTTGGGGGAACACGTCACTCAAACGCAACGTATCCTCACGCAATAGATTTTGCGGAGGTGGTGCCGTTCGTTTCCGTGGTTTGCGTTTCTTTTTCTTTTTCAATGCCCCTCCCTCCATCTCCCCTTCACTGCTACTGCTACTTACGCTACGTCGTTGTTTCACTGATACTTTTACACCATGATACTCTGCGTTCTTTTGTAGTACAACTGGACGACCACGTGGTTTATTCTCTTTAGGTTTTACTACACGACCAAATCGTTCCACATACTTTTTCAATCGTTCTTGGTCGCTTTTGCTAAAGTCCAACATTTTAGGAAACTCTTGGGGGTCAGTATCTGCTTCCACAGCAGTGATGTTTTTAGGTACAAACGTTATGATTTTCTCACCTTGACGATTCGCAATGGTTCGTGATTTCGTCAAGGGTTTGACTAATTTCCAACCACCTTTTTCTGTATGATGAATGAAAAATGCTGGAACACTCAATTCAATGTGTCCTGTTTCAGGAAGTTTTATGGTTGGATTACTCATATATTATATGTTATATAAAAAAGTATATATTTCTACTTAATCGGTTGAGTAATGGTATCCGCATTGATGACATCACCCCCTATGGAAATTGGTTTGCGTAGTGCTGGGTCTTTTGCTTGAAAGAAATGCTTCAAAATAAATTCATTTTTCATGTGGTTGTTTTCTTTATTCAAATCATCAAACAAATCAATGAAATCATTCGCATCGGTATATAAATCGCCCGTTCTACCTTGTCCTACATTGATGTAATGTAAGAATGCTAAACAAAACCACCCACATGCTCCTGACATGAGAGACTGAATATCCTTTTCATTGTGTGCTGGTATCCCACCTAAAAAATCACATACTTCTTTAGGAGGTTCTGCTCCAAAGGAATCAAAGTACAGATATTCTCGTTTTCCATTGGGATATTGATTCGCCTGAAAGCACGTATAGTGCGAACCCTCATTACGTTCTCCATCTTTGTCAAATTCATCTTCCATGTTAATGATGTACGATTTGTTGAATTTCAACTTCATCTTTTTCAATCGGTCTTTGAAGTTACAGAAGACAAGAGGAACATCCATGCGTTTTGCCAAATCATAAATTTGAGTATCTGTTAGGGACATATAATTCCTAAAGAATATATATTTAACTTAATAACGAAATTACCACAATAGTTTGGCAATGTACCAACCCCTTGTCCCTTCCGCTTCTATCTCCTTCTTATGTCGTATGCGATACAAACGCCTCCTTTCATCCGCATACTCTTGACCCCTCTTTTTTATGTAAGATGGGTAATCCATCATTCCTTTCGCACCACCTGAAAACAGATACAATCCTTTGTGGTCGTAAATATCAATCTTGTATTTGGGATTCTCTGATGGATATACAATAACGTTTAGCATTTCCGCTTTCTTTTTTGTATAAGGTGAGATTCGGTACATAGTTATACATTAGACTTTTTTTCATTCACGTCTAATTCAATGTCACCATTGAGCGGATTCTTAAATACTTTAATCGGTTTGTGTTTCAATACATGCGGTGCTTTTCGTATCTCTATCAACTTATCATGAAGTGATTTACGTAATACGTTACTCGTTTCAAACAATTTGCGATATTCGTCCATCACTTCGGTCAAAAAATCCATGCCTTCCATTTTACGATTGACTGGACTTATTTTCAACTCTGTACTTATTTTGGTTGAAAGTAATTTGTATCCGTGATACGACATCAATGCTTGTTCCTGTTTCCGATTGATTCCTAAAAATAATTCTATCGCTCCTACAATTCCTACAATCAATGAAAGCATACAATTGATGACACTCACCTTCTCCTGTGATATGAAATTAGAAAGTCCAACTGAAAATACGCTATTGATAGACGATAACGTTATCACAGGAATTCTAAAATAACTTAATCTTTTTTTTTGAATTTGATACTTTGATTTGTGTTCCTTTTGTAATTCATTACAATTATGTAATACATCTTCCAATACCTCGTGAATATCCTCGCTCCATGATAAACCAGTATCTTCATCTGACATATATTATAGATTGATTTTATTTTTTTTTATACGTTCGCATGTAAGACCTCATGTATTCTCTTGCTTTGTCCTTGTGAGCGTCCCTGTATTGTTTTTGATATGCCTTATGCTCTTCTATATGATTCAACTGATTTTGACGTATTCGTTTGATGATTTCATCCTTGTTGTTACTATACCGCTCTTTCCATGAACGTGTTGGAATCCGCTGGTTATACAAAGGTTTCATTTCTTCAATCCAATGCCTCTCCCTCTTTCGTAAATCTTGAATCGTTTCATACCTGTACTCTTCCAACACTTCCATTTTGAATTGTTCCCAACCACCATTCTCACGAATGTAAGAATACAACGGCAAAGGAGAAATAGCACATGCTTTTTTATGTGCTGTTTTCCGTTGATGGATACTCTTTGTACTTCCAATGTAAAGCAATCCCATGTTGGAAATCGCATATACAAATCCAAGATTCATAAAATAAGTTAAGTTAATTTATTCCTAAATATAACGAATTTACGTTCCCACAATATGAATACTTAAAGCAGTTGGGAATGACCCTGTAGAAGATACATAGGTAAATCCTGATGTCGTACTCGTTCGTAGTGTCATCGTATGATTGCCCGTTGCGTCCTCTGCCGTCAATACAACCGCTGGAACGGCATTAAAGGCAGACGCATAAGTGAATGTTCCATTGACCGAAGCACCTGTAATTCTTGTTGATGTGATTCGCTGATTGGTGGTCTGCGTTTGGAGTGGGTAAGGGTAGTTCGTTTGATTGCTGTTAGGATTGGTTTGAGCGAAGACCAAGAAACCTGATGAACCTGACGACAAGAATTGAACGACTTGGTTTGCTCGTATGGAGTAAGTCGTTCCTCCTGCTAATCCGTTGTTGCCTCCTACGAAAAGTCTTGTTGGACTTGCGGAACATCGGCACTCTACGCCTTGACTACCAGCATTAAAAATGGTAATGTATTTGCCTCCTGTATCGTCTGTTGGGAAGTTTAAAGGGGTAGGATTTGCCGTCCCTGATATGACAAGGGTATAGAGCGAGTTGCGAAGAGCATCTGCTGGAATGGTGTAAGAGGCAACACTTAATGCCGTAGTCCCTCCTTCTCCCCCTGAAAAGAGAACATCGTTGATGCTAAATTTACCTTTTACACCGACGAGTGAATAAGTAGAGGTTGAACCTGAATTGTTCCCTATCGTAATCGCATTAGCACTACCTGCGTTTGTACCAATGGTAATGGGTGTTACCGTCGCTAATGCTGAACCTAACCCTGAAATCGTTTGATAGGTGGAACTTGCCGTTGCGGTTGTCAAATAAGCACTCATTCCAGCGAGGGTTTGATAAGTGGAACTTGCCGTTGCCGTTGTCAGGTAAGAACTCATTCCTGCGATGGTTTGAAAGGTTGAATTCGCACTTGTGATGGTTAGATAAGCACTCATTCCTGAAAGGGTTTGGTAAGTGGAACTTGCCGTTGCGGTTGTCAGGTAAGACCCCATTCCAGCAAGGGTTTGGTAAGTGGAACTTGCTGTTGCCGTTGTGAGGTAAGATGCCATTCCTGCGAGGGTTTGATAGGTTGCGGAAGCACTTGATGTGGTGAGATAAGCACTCATACCTGCGAGGGTTTGATAGGTTGCGGAGGCACTCGCTGTGGTGAGGTAATCACTCATACCTGCGAGGGTTTGATAGGTTGCGGAGGCACTCGCTGTGGTGAGGTAATCACTCAATGAAGAAATCGTCGCAAAAAAGGTATTTACCCAAGCAGTTGTCGGAATGATGGTGCTACTGATATTTGTCGCTGGTGTGGGGGCATTCACTTCTCCCACTAATGAAATCGTTGAACTTAAATTACCTATTTCAATTAAATTGGAAACGTCTATGTTTGTTCCTATGTTAATGAGCGTATCATTTTGTATTTCAAGAGCAGGTCTTGTTGAAATGAGACCATTTTGACCTAACGTTGTAGAATAAGTATCATCTGTTAATTGTAGTGATGTGCCGATAGTTGAAGTATTTACTCCATCTGTCAAAGTGATAGTTTGATTTGCGTCGCCAACCCCAGCAGGTGCTACGGCAAGAACTTGGGCGAGGGAAGGTGTTGCTCCTCCGTCCGCCCAAGATAAGACCCCATCACTACCACCACTTGTCAAGACTTGTCCTGCGGTTCCGTAATCATATGTATTATCTGTCATCAATCCTATTTGCTTTGTTCTTTTTATTTGAATACCTGACGAAGTAGGAAACCCAGGTTGTGATAATAAAACAATATCATTTACTGTAATCTGTGCTAAATTTATTTCAGGACTTGAACCTGTTATAGTTTGTAATGCTAATGAATTTGCGGTTAATTGACTTACTCTTGTATTTAGAACACCAGGAGTAGTATTATCTTCAGTTGTCATATAGACTTGCGTTGGAGACAACAACCCTGATTTGAATTTTTCTCCGTAGTTTTCAGTAAGTTGAAAACTTGTTGTTAATACTCCGCCTGAATCATTAAGAATGGTCTGTATTCCATAAGGATAAGATTCATTTACTCCTCTGCTTAAATATATGGACTGGTCTGCGTTTGCGACACCCTCTGGTGCTACGGCGAGAACCTCGGCAAGAGAAGGCGTTGCTCCACTTCCAGTAACCCAAGCAAGGTCGCCATTCACATCTTTACCTATGACTTGTCCTGCTACTCCTTCATCTGCTCCAATTTGAAACTTGTTTCGTCCTACGACAAGACTTGAGTCTAAATAAAGGGAGTTAGCAAGGGTAAGTTCGTTAGGATATAGACTTGCTTCTAAAAGATTGCTATCTTTATCTGTTTTTGAAAGGTTCAAATGGTCGTAGTCATAACTTGCTTCTATGATATCATTTTCTGTATAATGAAGCGTCCGAGGGGTTAATGACATCGCAACACTTATTCCAGTAGAAGTAACAGTGTCTTTGATTTGAGACATTTCAGGAGATACGGAGTTTGTATGGGTAGTTTCGTCAATCCCATTCGTTGTAATGCTTTGTGCTTCCAATTTAGTAGAACTCATTTCAGTATGTATGTCAGTACCGATTGCTCCTACGATTTGAAAGGAAGAACTGGCGAATCCACTTCCTGTTTGGATTGCCTGTTCCAACGATGTGAAAGGGGTTGTCGTCCAAGATAGATTACCTGCTTCTCCCCCAGTTGTTAATACCTGACCTGATGTCCCATAATCTACCAATCCATTCGCAACAGCAATTCCCACTCTTGTCGGTTCAAGAGAAAGGTAGTCGGTAGATGCTACATCGTCTATCTTGTCAGTATGTTTGATTTCAATCTTCCCTGCTTCACTATACGTTTCGTTTTGAGGTTGGTTGTCTATGGGAGGAAACAAACTTGAATCATATTGTTGTAGAGTTGATGTATTCGGCGTTATATCATTCTTAAAACTTAAATTGGAGATTACGCCTGTTCCTTGAAAATCCATCGCCATACCGCTTCCGCTTACCACATTCGTTCCATCCGCAGATAAATATCCCACTTTGGAAAGGGTAATGGTTTGTTCTGCGTCCGCCACCCCAGCAGGTGATACGGCGAGAACACTTGCTAAGTTCTGCGACCCTCCTCCCCCTCCTACCGCCCACGTCATAGAACCATCCGCTCCTCCGCTTGTCAGAACATATCCTACTTCTCCTGCGTCATCATTCAACAGAAGTTGATTATCTCCTGCCGATGCCGACAAAATGATATTATTCGTGCCTATCGGAGATTCACCATTCTGTATTGTAATTGCGTTATTCACGTTCAATGTCGTGCTGTCGGACGCTGGTGCTAATGCCTGAATTGCCTCAATCTTCGTCTGTAATCCCGACCATGTAGTAGTAGAAACCGCCGTACCATTATCATAAGCAAACCCTTGTCCGTTCAATGCTATACCTTTAGGTGTAGTTAATTTATCATATCCTATACTTAATTCAGTTGCTCCTACAACAAGCGTATTGTCTCCTGCGTTACTGCTAAACGTTTCAGCACCCTGTGCGTCAGGGTACTCTAAATAATCTACCGCTGGTGCGGATGAACCTCCTCCTATGATAGCAGTCGTTGTTTCACTGAAATAGGTAGGATTGAAAATTTGAGATTGACTTAAGGGAGGTGGATATACTGACATACCATAGATTAAGAAGAAAATTAATTTGATATGACGTATTTATTGAAGTCGCATGATTTGAATGTTATTGGCAGGAAACGCCATACCTACCAACTCTGTTTGTGCTACGTCCTCTACATAGTTAAGCGAATACGTTCCTCCCACACTTAAATCTGCTTCATACGTGATGCGAACAGGGACACTATACGTAAATACGTAAGAAATATTCACCGTCCATACGCTTAACCCTCCTTGGGATGTACGAGGCACTAAGGCACTTCGCCATAAAAGAACATTCCCTGTCGTCTCAATCCCAGCAAGTATATCATTAAAATACGCTTCATTATCTCCACGCCCATACGCAAACGTCAATTGACCTATAATCCAGTATATTCCTCCTACAACTAATGTAGGCAATCCAATGTTATACACGGAATCACCTGTCCCTATGGGTGATGAATTGTTTGCTTGTCTTATGGGTACAGCAACGGAATAGACAATCGCACCAACGTTCGTTCCTAAAGTAGTCACTTCCGCTTCTAATTGATTGTATTCAGCAACAAGAGATGCGATAGACTGCGTCGTGGTATCAATCAAAGGGAACTTTTCAGGTTCAAAAATAGGAACATTTTCAAATGGAGGTGGATAAATTGCCATACTATACGGAAAGATATTAGTTTAATAAATCTATCGTTAATACATATGGCACTATACAACGCCCCGTCTCGCATCGTTCCCATTTTTAGTCCTCTTGATTATCCTTTAGTTGAAAAGTCAGGCGGTACTTCTCTTACCACGCTTCAAGAAAACATTGTCAATCTTCAAGACCAAGTCAATATACTCGCTGAAAATGTTGTTAGGCAAGGATATTTGACTACGACGAACTATACTGCGATAGTAGAACCAACTGGCGTAAATACTCCACTTTTGCTTGGAAATGTGATGCCTATCAATCTTACAGAAAATTGGATTGTTACCGTGAATGTTGATATTACAGCAATTGGTCCATCTGATTCTAACATTGGTAAGTTTTATATATGGTGGAATAACTCTGCCACTACGTACAACTCAGCGTGGAACAATCTATCCGTATGTAATTTCAAAGATACCATCGCATCTAGTTTTAATTTTACATTTTTTAAAACCACTACAACATCTTCTCAATCTGCTCCATGCTACGTTTGGTATGCTTTTTTTGACGTTCAAGGCGGTGTTATTCCTGTCCTTGGAGAATTCACGACTGCTTACTTTCCAGTCGGTCAAACTCAATATACAAACTCTTGTCTTGTCGGTTTTCCTGATTACACACTTAGTTAAACATTCGTGGATAACACCACGACTTGAACCATAGGAACGGTTGAATTCTGTCCTTGAATGTAAAAGGGTGAAAACCCTGAATAAATAGGATTGATTGTCAAATAGTAAGTGTGGGTAGAATTTGCCGTATTCTTTACCACAACGCTGTTGTTGGCATACCAGTATTGCCATGACCCTGATTGAGAGTTTAATCTTGGTTGGTAGAAATGATTCGCAACAACACTTGTATTTCCATCTACAATGGATATACAGGACGAGGTCAATGTACCAGTCGTTACACTTCCAGCATTCATTACCAAACTATAATTCACCATCGCTACATTCCCTGCTTGTAGGGAAAACGAGTAAATCGTGGTGGTTGTTCCTGAATTATTCCCTGTAATTTGAACTCCTTCCCCAAAATTCACATAAGTGCCTACTGACCCAAATATTGCTGATATGGGTGCTAATTCTGCTGAAATCGCATCTAATTCTGCTTGAATCGCAACGGTAGAACCTGCTTCGTCTATCGCTTGTTCGTACGACCTTGTAAATGCTCTTGGAAAAAATATAGGATTCGTGGTTTCAGGCGGTAAATAAGATACTCCCACTTCGGTTGCTGTCATACATTTAGCACAGATTAAAATTAAGTTGAAATAACAAATTAAAATATATGCCTTTACATTATATGAAGAATTTTTATGAGGAGATGCCGAGTGAAATGATTGACAAACTTCCCAATCCCAATGAAGATAAACACCACATTCGCCTTCCGTTTCGTATGGCAGTGTCTGCTCCGTCAGGAAGCGGAAAGACCAACTTTGTGCTTAACCTCATTCAAGCATTCTCTTCAGGTGAAGGCACGTTTAACGACATTACCATCATCACGCAAAATAAAGACGAACCCCTCTACAATTACCTTCGTAAAAAAGCACCTGAAATTCAAATCAAAGAAGGTCTTCACAGCATTCCCCAGTTAGACAAGATGAATAAGAAACTCAACCACTTGGTGGTCTTTGATGACTGCGTCCTTGAAAGAGACCAAACGCCTATCATTAAGTACTACATACGCTGTCGTAAATTAGGGTGTTCCGTTGTCTATTTATCCCAATCCTACTTTGACATTCCGTCCCTCATTCGCAAAAACTGCTCGTACATGGTAATGCTAAAACTCGGCGGACTTCGTGAAGTCAAAGACATTCTACGTCAGTTCTCTCTCGGTATTTCCAAAACTCAATTGGTCGGCATGTATAACTACGCCACAGAAGAAAAACTCTCTTGCTTTCTCATTGACGTGGAAGAGAAAGACGACGAAAAAAAATTTAGAAAAGGTTTAGAAGAATTTTTAGACCCTATTCAGTTTGGTTCGCCTGATGATGATTAGTCGCTCTCGTCGTTGCTGTCGTCGCTCCATTCTGATTCGCACACTTCGCAATTACAGCAGAGTCCAATCGCAATGCCATGTCCGCAAAGGTCATCCTTGTGGCATTCACGTCCGCACTTACATGTGACTTCTTCTTCTTCTTCGCATATCTCGCAAATCCAGTAGTCCTGCTCCACCTGCTCCATCTCACAATCGTGTTTTTCGCACAGGCACATGATTATTTTATAAAAGTATATTCGTTAAAACGATTTCAATTTTTTTATAAATACGTTTCATGTACTCTCATCTTAAACAAGGTGATTGGAAAAAAGAACCCAAACTGGTTCAATTCATTGAACGTAAAGAACGTGAAGCAATTGAAGAAGCACACTGGGTTTTTACTTCCTATACTTATAAACCTGTCCCCTACACCCATAACAAGTTTGATAAGTTGGTTTGGTCTTGATGCCACACACCGAACACGTGCTTGTCTTTTCCATTTTTGATTTTGCTACGTTACAGGGGAGGCATCGTCCGCCATACTTCAGTTGTTCCTCTGTGATAGCAATGGAACAACCTAAACACTTCAACTTTTCCAATCGCTTCTTTTCATCTTTGTAGCGTTTCTTTGCTTCCTTTATCACCTTTGTATCTACAATGTTCCATCGCTGGACGCAATCGCTTCCAATGATAAGGTCGCCCAAATCGCATTGTATCCTAAACGTGTAGAAAATCGGTGATTTGCTACACGCACATCGGTACGTCATATCTGCCGTTCCATCTCTGTTGTTGATTTGATTGTCGTAGCATAACAAATCAACTTTTAAAATGTCTTTGAAAAAGACCTTTGCCATGTCGTGATTTTCAAATCGGTCTCTGTGGTTGTAAAGCATTAAAAACATCATGAAATAGAGTGGGTTTTTATGAGAAGACTTGTCGTAATCCAACTTGTGTAGAATGCCGTCAAACTCCTTTCGTATCGCATCTTGCTCCGCCATCAATAGCACATCGTTGTACGTTCGTGGTGGAATCAAATGCCACAACTCATCAATCACCTCAAAGTTCTTTTGCGTCCAAGCAATTGGATTCACCCTGTCGTTCATTGTTATGCCTCCATCTATCAATAAATCCAAATCAATTTTTTGAAATGAGATGATATTAACCAGTTGGGTTGTGTTTTTATTTAAAAAAAGTGATTTTACAGAGTAAATCTATAAAATCTATGCGAATTTCATAAAGTCTTTATATTTTTTATTTTTTTTGATAAAATAAATTTTGAAAAGAATCCATGCGTAGGAAATACTATCCTATATACACTACTTTTATACCTTTACTATGTAAAAAATATAGTAAATATAACTGTACTGGTAAATATGGTTTGGCATTATATATTATCAACCGAATCCATTTTATCGGAGAGTCCAAAGAAGCACATTTTATTATAGAAGGGGTGAGTGTTGGTTTTCATTTGGTGGTATGTAACACCCATGGAAGCAAGTTCTGCTTTCACCTTCTTCTTGTCAGGGAACTCTTTAAACACATCTGTCCCAAGAAGAACAAACCTACCATCTTGAAGATTGACAGAGTATCGCAACATCAATTCATCAATCAATTTCAAATCATCGGAAGTTTCTCGGTCGTGGATAATTGCTACTTTGGTTTCACGAAATGATTCAACCATAAGAGTAATACAAGCATTGATAGCATCAGGGGTT